CTGGCTGTATGATGCCTTCATCATCAAAGTCATACTTTAAGTTGACATCTGCAGCTACACTACCCACTGGATCTGTGTACAGAAACATCTTGTAGAAAGACTTACGTAGCCTGGGATCATTAATAGGTACAAAGGGTGTAGAGAACACAGCGACTATGTTTCTACCGTCTAAGCTATTACCTGATTCCATTCGATACACATACCCATCATCTTCAGCAAACAGTAAAACTTCTGCTCTGCCTGTGTAAAATCCATCTGCTACATAAGCCTTCATGCCCTGTATCTCTGCCCATGCAATAGCTGAAGTCTGTTCCCCACTAAGCTGTGTACCTAGTATGGCAATACTTGCATCTGTTGATGTGCTATTGTTATACCCAAATATTCTGTACTGTGATTTCTGTTTAATGACAATACTGCAAAATGAAGTATTAGCTTGAATAAAGTTAGTAAGTTCTTTTTGTATAGGTTTAGATACAACAGCTAAACCTGTATCACCTATACGATCTGTAGCACTCAATAACCTTAATCCATCAGGTGCAAGGAATACAATATCCCCACCTACTTCCTGTATCGTATCTACATCTACACAGCCAATATTCTCAGTGATAGGTTTTAATACAAAGTCACTTAGTGTATTACCTACAAGCTGATTAATCCTACGCTCACTAAATATAATCAACTGTTCTCTGAATACAATTAAACCTGTAATCGTGCTACCTACCGATATAACACCTGAACCATTAGCTGCTGAAAAATCATTGTCTGTGTAAGTAGCAGTAAAAGCTATAGATGCACCCTTAGCAAAGAACAGATGATTCTTAAAGAAGACTACATGCTTAGCACCTATGACATCTGAAGGTGCATCATTCAATGATCGGTACGTTGTACCATCCCATATGAATGGGGCATTGACACCATCCACATAGACAACCTTCTCAGTAGTCTCAATTAAATATTTCTCAAATCTACCTTTTGTTGAAGCCTGTCTGTGAGCAGTTAAAAATGTAATAGCTGCATTATCTGCTGGACTACTGGCTAAGCTAGGATTAATACTTAGTGTAGCCCCACCTGAAGTTACTGTTGCATTAGCAGTTACGGTATATATCTTTTCAATGCCTGCAACGGTAAATGTATCACCTGCTTGTGGGGCATAAGTAAGTCCATCGACAATAAGTGAAGTACCTGTCTGTGATCCACCATTAACTAAGACAGTGCCATATGAAGGCACATTAACCTTAGTCCATGAAGTACCTGTAGAATAAAACACTTCATCATTTCTTACTGCAATAGCTTTATTATTCCAAGAAGCTAAGCCTGATATGACACCTGTACCTGTTACAAATGTCACTGCAGCTTGATCAGCAGGACTACTTGCAAGGCTAGTGGTTAGTGTTAAAGTAACTCGCTTGTTGGTGCTGTCGTAACTAACACCTGCAGTTGCAATCGTATAAGTTCCAGTTACACCACTCACTGTAAATGTATCGCCTACAGTGGGGGCAGTATAAATATTACCAAGTATTAATGTTGTACCTGACTGCCCACTTCCGTGTACTTTAGACTGTCCATATAAAGGTACTTTACTTGAACTATATTTATCGTAGCCTAAGATTCTACGATACCCACCTTCAATGGAAGGTTCAAAGTTGCGTAGTACCCTTGCAGATCCAGGTGCAATAACACCATGCTGCAAAGGGGATAAATTAGAGATTAAACCCCCCTTAAACTCAAAGGGGTATGTCTGCCATTTATCAGCCATTTGCTAGTCTAGCTCCAGCAATAACATGCTTATTGGAAGGGATCATGGTAGACCTTACATATTCAAATCGATTGATTAGTAAGGTAGTCATATTCTTAATGCCAGCTTTAAACCTAGCATCAGCTAATGTAGCAGCTTGTTCATTGCTCCTAAACATGTAGCAGTAATACATCGTACCTTCATTGACTACGTTTCTAAACATCTCAGGTATCGAGGGTACATCCTGGGCATCAATTAATGACACTGTATTACGATAGTATTCGTACAATAATGTATATGCCTGATCAGGTGCAGGTACAACCCCATACTCTAATGCAGGAGAACGAAATACATATTTAGGTACATCACGCTTTGATGTATCACTTGAATACTCTTGATCAATATACTTATCAAGATAATCTTCGTAACTTACGATACTCAACTTAGTAGTAGCTACATTTAAAGTAGAACTCTCTTTAATCCTAAATGAATCAAAGTCAACTGTCTTGGCATCATCTGGATACCCATATCGAGTAGTGCCTGCAGTTAATGTATCTTCTTGTGTGACATGATTAAAGGGCCATTCAAACTTCTGTTGATTAATATCTGCAATGGCATTATTAACTGCATCTTTAATCTGGGCATAAAAAGCTTTAGCACTGGCAAAGTTACTTGTAGTTAACTCAGGTTCATTGAGTCTCCTACATGCATCATTAACGAGTCCTAAGAAGTCATATGACATATTAACGCTCCCTGACTCTTAATTTAATCACTTGCTCTGCTACACTTCCCGATGAATCTGTAATACGGCAATAGATTTTATAATCAATATTAGCTGTACCAGAGCCTACATTGATAGTGGCTACTGTACTTGTATTAGTCTGTGCTACATTCTGAATGCCATAGACAGTAGCACCACCAGGACTTAGCACTGTCTTTGTTCCAGTTGAATCATCTACATACCAAATCACAGTAGAGATGGTTATGCCATTGCCTAGAAAACGTGACCAATCGACACTGTAATCAAGTGTCTCGTCAGGATCTTTATTGGGCCACCTAAATGACAAGATATTCCCCTATGCTGCTAATGCAAGTATTAAGCTGCTAGTGCAACCCGATCTCTTGAAGTAGATCGACGAGGCACTAATACGGTTCTCTTGTGTGAGTACAAATCACTAATAGCACCGTAGTTAAATTGTGTCGTTGTTACTGTTGAAGTCTCAGTGTATATAGACATCTGGAATTGAGTCACTGGTACAACGATGCCTACATTGACTTGTACATCACCGATAGTAGTAGTTGCATCTACACCTGTGACTTCAACAATGAGGTTAGAACCTGCAATGTTGACAGTGCCTATGTCACCTGTAGCAGCTACACCTGAGGGCTGTACAATGGTTCTAGTGAGTGTAGTGACATCCCCAACTGCACCAGTTCCCTGTACACCTGTAACCGTCACAGAAGGCTGAATAGCAATGACTGTTACATTACCTACTGCACCCGTAGCTTCATTGCCAGTGGGGGATACTGTAGCCCCACCTGTAGCAGTTGCAGTGCCTACATCCCCTGTAGCTGTGTTACCTGTAGTAGATGTTACCGCTGAAGCAAGAGCACTGACTGAGCCTAAGCCTGTAGTGCCAGCTACACCTGTAACTAAGATAGCACCAACGGTACTGACCGTTACTGAGCCAACAGATGCAGTACCTTCTACACCTGTAACTGCTACGCCTACATTAGGTGTTACAACCGTTCCTACTGCACCTGTAGATTCTGTACCTGTAACTACAACTACAGCAGGTAGTGATACAACGACAGTGCCTACAGATCCAGTTGCTTCAGTGCCAGTGACTGCTGCATTGGCACTTAGTGTGATATTGACTGTGCCTACTGAACCTGTAGCAGATACGCCCGTTACAGGTACATTAGTTGCACCTAAAGACCACGTATCATATTGATCAGTGCCATATACGCCTAAGCCATATATCGCACCTGTAGCTCCCCCTGCCCCAGAGACTTGACCATATTCATCAGTCCCATAGACACCTGTACCATATAGAGCACCTACGAGGCCAGGGTATGACATATCAAATCCCTAGTTAAGCAATACGGATGATTGCGTTACTTGCATCAGCAGTTGGGAATTGAATCGTGAAGTCTCCACTCGTAGAAGTTTTATCACTACCAAAATCAAGAATACACACTGCATCTGTCGTAGCCACGCTACCACCAGACGTTGTGTTATAGATCATGGCACCACGTGCAGTAATCGTAGAAGATGACCACGTAGTATCTGCAAAGTCAGTGAATGCAGTTGTACCGCTTGTCGTAGGATCTACACGTGTTAGTGTGTTACCACCTGCCGTGTATCCAGTACCACTAACTTCATTGGTTGTGCTATAGTCAGTCGTACTAGCACCCAACGTAGCACTTGAAGTAAAGAGTGCAATTTTGAATGTGTGACCACCAGAAAGAAGAAAATTGTGCTTAGCCTCAAGCAGTTCTTTCTTGAAGGAGGTGCACATTGCCTGTGTAATAGCCATTACTTAATCCTCGCTAATAGATGTTTCTCATTGGAAAGTACTGCTTGCTTTATGTAGTAAGCGACTACCTTTTTAATCTGCTCTTTATACGCCAGAGCCTGATCCCTAATAGGTCCCTCAGTGGCATTACCTACAAACACAATACGTTCTGCAGCTAATTGTGCCCACTCTTCAGGGGACATAGGACGGTTGTCTGTAGTCATTACATTGACAGAGCCAACCTCAATAGTATTAGTAAACTGAAGCATGTTTTAATTTATATAGAAATGGGGTAGTGCCCGTAGACACCACCCCTGTTACAGACTAGCGATTAGGCTAGTTGGTCACGATCAACTTCAGCGGGACCTACACGATCTGCAACGCTACATACAACTGCCCACACACGAATACTTCCAGCGGAAATAGCAGTGGTAGAAGTTGCAATCAAAACATCAAGCGTATCAGCCGATTGAAGGATGATTGGCTGGAATGCAGCAGCTTGTTGTGCGTACGTACCAACGGCAGTAGCAGCAGCAAGCGTAGCACCATCAATGAAGTTATCAGCATCAATGCCAGTAACGCCAACATCAACCGTTACATCACCAGTGATAGCTGCAGTGACTTCATAGCCAGCAGAAAGGACAACCGATTCAGCAGGGATATCGAGTACTTCAATAACATCCGTAGCTGCAAGTGCACTACCTTTAGTGGTCGTAGCCGTTGCAAAGTTTAGCGTGGCTTCAATCACATAAGGCATATTACGAAGGGAACGAGCAGGGTTAGTACCTGCTTGGATTCCGGGGGATACGTCAACGGTAGCCATTTATATTTCCTCCAATTAAGCTGCGTTATATTTAGCAGTTACAATCGCTTCTGCCCGAAGGATTTTTCTGCCGTACAAGTGCATACCACGTACGATGTCAGCAAAACTGTCTGGATCACGATAGCTTTCAGTCTTGGTGATTTGCTGTGCAGTAGCAACGGCAGCTTCATGACCTGCAACGATCACACCGTAGTTGCTGTTCTGGTTAGCAGTACCTGTAGTGCCGGGACCAGTGCCAATCTTGGGAAGGTTGTTAGAAACATAAACACGGAAACCGTGGAGGTTGTTTACAACAAGACCATTCTGAAGACCTGAACCACCGAAGTCACTGTTCAACAGGCGACTATCTTCGTCTTTTAGGAGTTCCATAAAGACGGGATCGACAACCAACCAACGACCATTGGTATCAACAAACTGCTGATCCAACAAGCGTGACATACGTGCAATGACCATCAAAGGTGATGCAGTTGCAGTGGGGAGAGCAGTTGCGCCAGGAAGACGAGCTGCAAGAGGAATCGAATGGTCACCTGCAGATGCCGTGGTAATGTTACCAAAGCTATCTTTACGGAGCTTCATCGAAGTGAGCAGTTCATCTGCACCTGCAGTAGCAATTGCTTTAGTGCCGGGGGCAGTAGTACGTGCCGTGTCAGCGTTGATATGCTTAGCTGATTGATAGAAGCCAGTGAGGTATCCAAGAACGTCTTGGTCATACTGGTCACGCAAGCGATATGCAGCACGATCAGATGCCATTGCCATGAAGTTCACATGACTGTGAGCAGCTTCAATGTCATCAATCTTGAATGCAAAGTAGTTTGCCTGATCAACGACAAGGGTAAAGTCTTCGTCATCAAGGTCTTGTGCAGTGATCTGTGTGCCACGAGCATAAGACTGAACAGAGACTTCAG